ATTAGTTAAATTACCAATTGGTTCAAGAGTTAAAAATAACCATGTAAGTAAAAGAACCGCTTCATCAAATAGAGGTGGAAACACAATCAATATTACAATTAATGCAAAAGATACTTCCGATGCTGAAATGCGAAGAATAGCAGAAAAGGTCGGAAGATTAGTTAATAATAGCATTAATAGAAATACAGGAATGTCGGGGATAAGGTGATAAAATGCCAATAGATGTAATCAATACTGAACATAATGTTTTTCTAAAAATAAATGCTCATAATAGTTTAGTTGGTAATCAAGTTGATACTATTCCATTAAAATGTATTTCAGTCGGGGTTGATGTTAGCAGAACAGTTCCGGCATTACCCGTTCCTCTTTCAAGTATAGCAAGGGGTCAATCGGAAACAATTGCCGTTGATTTAGGAATGGCGAGCAAGAGCATTACATTGAGTGGAGTCATTACAAGCGCAACAATAAGAAGAAGCCATACTAAAAGTTCCGGAACATTTACTCCAATAAATATGACCGCAGAAGAATTGGCTCAAATAATTGCATCGGGTGTTGATTCTTCCGGTTTGGCTCACTATCAAAATTTTAATGAATTGGTTTTTTTAATAGAATCAAATATTGATGAAAACTATGTTGAAAGAAATGCAGTAGAAAGAATACCATTTACCTTTGCTTCAAGAGGTTCGGCATTAGAAAAAGATAATGAGAGAGTTCCATTACCTGCTGATTTCCCAACAGACCATAACTCAACCGGATTAACGGGCTTTATTGAAAATTTTAACTTTTCAATAGAAGCAGAACAACCAACACAGATTACTTTCAGTATGAGTTTTAGAGTGGCTAATATTTTCCCATGAGGCGATTTAAATGTATGATATTTATGTAGGAAAACAAAGAAGCATAGTGTTTCCCATTATGTGTAATGCTCATATAAATATTAATTATGCAGATAACATTGTTGATTTTGCTAATAACAATGATACAACAGACGATGTTCCTTACGGTGTATGGGGTCATAGCGGGTCTTTTACTTATGAAGCGATATTTACTCCATATGATATTAATGGTATGGGTTCAGGTGGATTGAGAGGCCGTAGTGTTCAGCAAACTAATGATTTTATAATGCCTCAAGGCGGCTCAAATAAATTAAGTGAAGAATACTTACCTACTGCGAGCAGGTATACGCATAGTATGGTTCTTTTTCATAATGCTAATCTAACTGTATCTTTGAAAAATACCACAACAAATAACAGTAATCAACCTGCTGAATATAAAATCAAAGTGGATATGAAAATAGGCGGAATCAATCAGTCTTTTGAAACAGGAACGGTAATTAGTGCAGTATCGGATAAGTCTTGGTTAAAAGGTAATGCAGATAATAATTTTAATTTTTCGGGAATTGATGCCGATGGTAAATTAAAATATGAAAGTGTGGGTATAACAAACGCTACTTTTAATGCAGGAGGAACAAGTTTAGAATTAACCGTAAATGGGTCAAGACCTGCCTCGCATTTCTTTGAAGGACAAAAATTGTTTGTTAGAGATGGTTTTAATTTTACTGAAATAGGAACAATAGCAAATGGTGGAATTGGAAATCTTAGTAATAGCGATATTACATTAACTATTAGTGCCTATAATGCTAATATTACTAATGGAAGTGAGATATATATTGAGCCTTTCAAAGAGCCAAAATATGTTAAGAATATGCATCATGTAGCGGTTATATTTAATGAATTTAATAATTCAGTAGATATTTTTTACAATGGTGGTTTAGTCCATTCCTCTTTTCATAATACAAGTGGGGTTTTTGAGTTTAGTAGAACAGATTGTTTAATTGGTAGAAATACTACTAATGGCTCAACTTCTGCATCAGCCGCTTATCAATATATGGGAGAAATACACGAAATGTCATTAGAACAAGGAACAAAGAAAAAAATAACTTATACTAATTCTTTATTCCCATTTTTTGATAATACCTTGATGTATCTAAGATTTGAAGAGGTTGATGAATAATGTCAATAAGTATCGGAGGTGTCGCTTCTTCCTATAATACAAGCCCAAATAGTTTTTATGATGTTCCCACTAATCCTCGTATTTATACTGCTGGATTTAATTTCGCAACGGGAGATAAACTATTTACAATAATATATGAAGATGGGAGCGTATCTAATGATACATTCCAAAGACCTATTTCTTCCGGTAATATACATACTGAATATTCAAATCTACACGCTACCGATGGATTTTCTATTAGATGTTTTGATAGCCACTCAAACACAGGGCTGAATTTATCAAGTATTAATTTAGCAAACAATGATTTTTTTGTATTATTACATTCAGATAATATGTATCAATATCACTTTGCTAAAATAACTAAAGTAGTAAGTGCTGATGCACAAGGAGATAAATTTGAATTTAGTCCAAGATTAGGTAATGAAGTAGCAAAGGGTGTTAAGTTTAAAGTTTTTAAAGGCCCATCTAATACTGATAAAATAGTTGCTATTTCAGCAGGAATAGACCAACAAATAGGAGATACAATCAATAATGTAGTATCAATGTTCAATATAGCAAGACCCTTCTTTTATTTTTACAATGATAAATTAGATAAAAAGAATGAATTAAATCATAATACTAAATATATGTTAAGAATGGGAGATACAAATAGTAATGTAAATTCGGTCACAATAAATACTCATAATCATGTTTTTACTACTGTTGCCGACCATAGATATAAGATAATTGATTACAGCAAATTTACTTATAATATTAAATTAGAAGATAAATTAAAATTATTAGACGACCCTGATGATGGAACAAGTAATGAAAGTAGCCTTCTTAATTCAACTTATACTACAACAACTGATTATAATAATTGTTTTATTAATGCAAGAAGAGACGCTAATGACGACCCCTCTTCTTTAGATTTAACCGGCCCGAAAAGATATGTTTATTATAATTTTTCACCCGAAGATAATAATAGAATGCCAATTATTTATGAGTGTAATATTGCAGATTCATTTGATGCTAAGGCTGGTTATGCTTCTCTTAAATTAATTGATAGCACTAAAAATTTATCAAATAAGGTTTTTAATAATGATAGATTATTTGTTAATCAAAAATTAAGTGAAGAAAATTTAAATGAATGGGTTGAAGTTGGAACTATTAATACTTTAGTGAATGCAGGAACACGGACTTATTCTTTAGAAGGAACAGTTGAAAGACCTAATTTATATTTTAGTGCTACTAATGAAATAAAAATAGGCGATAGGATTTGTATTGTTAATAGTGTTGCATCAACTCATAACATTTCTTTAGAAACTCATAGTCGTTTAGCAACAGAATCAATTTTTACAAATGCTACTTCTTTAACTTCTTTCTCTAATGGAACAAAAGTATATAGAAGAAGATTAAATTCTGTTGATAGCACTTTCTTTACCGGAACAAATATATCAGGAGATAAATTAGAAAGATTAAATTCAATAATTATTTCAAATGAATATAAAAACTTTTATTGTCACATGGGTAGTTTTGTGTCAAATGCTGATGAAGATTACGGATTATTGACTTTAACTTTTGAAAATAATTTAATGGATAGCGAAACTGCTTTAAGATATGTTTTTGGTGAATTTTTGTTAAATTATCAAATATTTTTTGGAAAGATTGAACAAATAGATAAAAGTTTAGAAAACCAACAAAGCGTTTTTAAAATTCAAGGAAGAAACACATTGTCTAAATTAGTAGATATTATTATTAATAGAGATACTTTATTTAGTGCTGATTTTATTACAACAGGGTTTAGTCCATATAACGACCTTTCATTGGTTGGACAGGCTACATGGGGAGGCGGAGCAACAAATATTACTTTTACAAGTGGAGTGACTTTATCCGAAGGCGACCACTTATGGTCGGATAGTGGATATATAGGGCAAATTTCCGCAAGTGGCTCTAATATAACAAATTATTTTTTAATTAATCCTGCTTCACATGAAAATGGGCCAACTACTAATGATAAAAAGGTCTATAAAGAAACAAATAAACATTATATTTTTGGAAAAGCGATGGCTTCAAATTCTTATACTAATTCAGTTACAAGTTTAGCAGGAGCAAGTGATAAAGGTTTATTTTTTAATGATGGTATGAAACTTAGCGGAACACGAATAGATAATTTGGTTGAATCAACCCCATTAGTCGGTTCTGCCGAAGATGCTAACATAAAGGCTCAAGGTTTTAACATTAACAAAACTGAAAATTTACTAAACGATTTACCATTCCAAGCAACTATTGATGGATTTACTGATGAAGTAATTAATACTTTGATTGATTTTACAATTATTGGAGTTAATAAAGACAAATCATTAACTACTGTAAAACTTGCTCCTTATATGCCATTAACTTTAGGAAGAGAGACAGTTAATTATTTAAATCTTGAACCGCCTTCTTTGGTAAGTTTAGGTAATGTTAGCAGTTATGTTGAAACAGATGCAACAAATGGGAATAGACATATTTTATTAACTACTGAAAGTTTTGGACACTCTACTCAAATGAATCAGTTATACTATTTACGAATTGGCGACCCTTTATTTTGTAATAATCAATTTATTGGTAGATTTACAGGGTATCAAACAAGACAGGTTTCCGCATCTAACAGTATAGGAAATGTGGCCGACTCTACTCGTATTTTTATAGATAGAACCGTAAGTTTAACTGCGGGAGACACAATAACTTGCTTACCTGCTGGCTATGGTAATAGAAACATACCATTACATTTAGTAAATGGAGCGCATTTACATCTAAATAAAATGATAGGCTTAATTGGACAAAGAGCAACGAGCGATAGTGTTAGAAAATATAATTATAAATTAGACTACGGAACTACAAGTCAGCAAATAGGACAAAATACTTATACAACCGAAGTAGATAATATAAAAAGATACTCCGACCAATTTTACAGAATATTTAATTTAGAAAAGGGTCAAATAGGAGATAAAAAATATAATCTTGTTAATGTTAAAGAAGATACTATTGGAGGAAATTCTACACCCCTAAAGGGAGTAAATAAGCCATTTTATTCTTTCTCTCCTATTTTTTATTATTATGCTGATACATATAATAAGCACCCTAACTATGCAGTTTCAAATATAATTGAACACATTGGCCAAACAAGTTCTGTAAAAAATAGGTCTTTACCAATTGGCCAAAGAGGGGTTAGACCAATAACATATTCTAATTTTGCCGATAAAAAGTTTGTTCCTCCAACCTCTAAAAGTTTGATGGGAACAATACAACAAACCTGCACAACTACTAATGGAAGCCCTGATGTAGATGTTGAGGATTCATCTAATTTAGTTGTTGGAATGACTGTTGGTGGAGTCGGTATTCCTTTGAATGGAAATTTTGCCGCTAAAATTCAATCTATAAATAGTAATAATACAACAGAAATAACTTTAGATGTAAATGCTAATGCTAACGGCACTAACACTTTAGTTTTTATTAAACAATACAAGGTCAATACCAAAGACAACACTTATCAAGTTCTTTTACCAAATACTCCGAGTAATATATACGGACACAAACCGACTTCCGGTTCGGGAATAGAAAGCATATTTAATCCTCTTTTAGTAAGGGATAAATTGCATCAAATTGATAATAAAGCGGCAAGGTTATTTTTATATGGTAATAGGGATATAGAATTTTACACTTCAAGAAGAAAAGATAGTTTATTAAATAGTGCTACAAGAACATTAAGTAGTTATGGATTATTTTCTATTGATTCTCCTATTAGTTCTACACATTCAGCAGGTAAAAGCGATGCTTATGGAAATACTGTTTCATCTGTTCATTTTGATACAAGTTATAAACATTCTAATATTATTAACAGTAATAAAACATTATCTAACCTTAAAAGATTTTCATTGATGAGATTAACTGAATGTGTTTATGATTCATTTTTTAATCCTATAAATCCTGAGTTTGAGGTTTCGGAAGATGCTACCGTTGAATCAACAGTTATTAATTCTATAAAGGTGCATGAAACACCGGAAACTATAACCGCAATACCCGCTATTGGTAGTAATGATATTATTTTATCCTCCCCGCCATCAGTAGGTCTTAGTGTTGGTTGTTTTATTTATGACCGTTTAACTAATAAAATTGTAGGGAGAATTACTGCAATAAACGGTGCAACAATTACTTGTGGAGATGGTTTATTTTATACTCGTATAAATGATGGGTTAGGAGGCTCAACTGCAAATAATCATTATACTTCTTCACAAGAAATGTTGTCAGGATTTGCTTATGTTGCCGGAGATAATTTATTGTATATTAAAAATGCAGATATAGTAAATCCCATAACTATTGGTGGAAGAGAAATTGGTTCAATAATATATGAATATCCTATGGGTGTTAATAATTTTACAGATTTTAGATTTAAAGCAACTAATATTCATTTATTATATGGAACAATAATGAATAAAAACGACATATTTACAGGAAATAATGACCCTCTTGGACAAAATAATGCAGATAATCGCATAACTCCTTCATCTTGGAGTGATTATTATATTGAGAAAAACCCATCTGCGGGAGATTTTCCAACAAGCATGAGAACTATAAGAAAAACCACTATTTATGATAAACAAAGCATATTACTTCCTTACGCATTTTTTGGAGCAAATAATAACCACCCGACTAATACTACGGGAACTCCTGCCCCTACAAATTCTTCCGCTTCCGACCCCGAAGGTTTTTGGAGAGTTGAAACAGTTGATGCTTCCGATAATGATACTATTGAACATTGGGATTATTATGGAGATTATTTGTATAATCAACAAGGTCAGCAATTAAATCGTTTATATAGAGACATAAATGATTTTGATATGGTTTGGTTTTTAGATAGATTAAGATTTGATGGTGGCGCAAAAGATGATGATAAATTAGTATCGTCAATAAAAATGGTTAATCTTAGACCAATAGGAACAGGAAGCGAAGAGGCCAAAATTAATTCACATATGGTAAGCCCGTTTTGCACATATGCTTCATTAGGTTTTGTGTTTAGACACGGTGAAGTCGCTATTAACACAGGGCGCAGTATTGTTTATCCTATGCTTGGAACTACTACTAATTGTGGGTATGGAATACCATCGGAATCAACAGATAAAGAGCAAACTACCATAAGTGGATATATGGGAATTAAATTACATTTAGATATGACTAATCAACAAAATCTGCCTATTTCCGGAACAGGTTCTATTGGTAATTATAATCATTCACTTATGATGACGGAAGAAAATACTTTTTTGAAATTTGTTGATTTAACAGGTTGTTATCTTGTTCCCGCAGGAAGAGGAAAAAAATACATACGAGGAAATGCGGCAAGTGGGAACTTTTCTTCCGATAATGAATTAATGCATAATGATAATGAACTAATATATGTGGTCGCTCATGAAAATGATATGACAACTGAAAATTCTATTTCAACAGCATCAGGGCTTGTTTATGGTAATTCTTGTCGTATTATAACAGATAAACCATTAGACAATAGAAAATATAAAATTATGCAACCTAATCCTGTTTGTTTTTGGGAGAAAACACCAAAAGAAATAAAACTTAATACATTAAGTTCTGCATATACAAAAAACATGGATAATGAAAATATGATTTCCGAACCGCCTTCATGGAGTAATTATCTAAATTCCGAAGGAGATGGAAAATCCTCTAAAGAAGGTGTTCAATCAATGTATGTAATAGCCGATTTAGATAATTTAGGAGGACAACATGATTTAGTGGTAAGAACAACTTCTGCTTTATCTGCTATTTTAAACAATTTAGAAGGTGAATTTTGTTTATCCGATGGAGATAATTCTTTAGTTTGTAATGTAAGAGGAATAGACCAAAATGACAATTTAGGATATTATTTAGAATTAGCAGACATAAAGAAATTAAATGGGGTTATTTCTGTTTCCGAAACATTTGAACTATCAGTTAATGGTGATATAAATGAAAAAGCAACAAGAGCAGTAATAGGCACAACTGTTGATATATGCAAAGAAATAGAAGAGACAGTTGAAGAACTATTGATAGAAAATGATATTGATTTTCAATTAACAAAGGAAGATTATAAGTTATTTGCTTCTCCTAATTTTCAAGGAACAAATTTATTTAACTTGCTTAATTATTTATTAAAACTAAAAGATAAAAAAATGGTTAATGTAGGAGGCCAAATCAAAATAATAAATTATGATGATTCAGCCTTTGATGCTAAATATTCTTTTAATGATGATGATATAACAGAAATAAATACTACTACATCTAATTTTAACTATTTTAATGAAGTAATTGTTTATGGCAGTAAGCATAAGGCTATTAGAAAAGACTTTAGAGAGATAAAGAAAAACGGAAAAAAGACATTAGAAATATTTGAAGACAAATTAACTACAAAAGAAGATGTTGAAAGAGAAGCACAAGAAAAGTTAATTATGCACACTCAATTACAAGAATTGGTTGAGTGTAAAATACCTGTTTCTAAAATTAAATGTTTAGATGTAGGAGAAACTATTATTTTACAGTCTCAAGTTGCAGGAATAAAGCCAAGACCGTTTATGATATTAGAAAAAATACAAAGTTTTAACGGATTAGTTGGTTTAAAGTTAGGTAAATACATTAAAGGAATAGAAGATACAATTGCTGATTTACTTCTTGATAGTAAGCAGACTAAATCGTATATAAGAAATAAAAATTTCAATGTTAATGAAAACGGTTTTGATTTCTTTGACGGTATGAAAATAAATGAACTACACCTATTGATTAGAAAGAAGGCTGTTTCGGGAGGATTCTTTTTCGGTTTCGGAACACAGTTAAATACAAACACAAACCCACTTGGGTTTGGTGGAGCAAGCATTACTTACACTACTTTAAAGGAGGAAAGTTTATGATAACAGATAAATTAAAAGAAATATTAGCAACCCGAATAAAAGACATAGTTGATGAAGGCAAGTTAGGGTTAGGTGGAAATACTACAAGCCCGTTAGCCCTTGATTTAGATGTTCCAATAACAGGGTCGCCAACAATTAGTGTTGAAAAATCAAATACTAATGTGGTGCAGATAATGGTTGAGGAAGTAGGTTCTAATATAACAGGAAAAATGATAAGAGAAATGGCTTTTTTTGATGGAACAGATATGCTTGGTAGAGTCAATTTTGAAGCAGTTGGGCCATTTAGCGAAACAGAAAGAATACAGATTTTTTTGACAGTAGAGGTTGAGTAATATGAGTAAAGCAATCAATAATCCGAATTTTATAGCCACAAATGATGAACCGGAAGCACAAGCACCGATAACAGGACAAATAGTTGATGGGTTTGATTTTCCACATACCGGATTAATCAAAGCATTCAATTTAGCATGTGCAGGAAGTTATGCTATTAATGGTTTTAATGGAACAAATATTAACGCTACACAGGCTACATTTGCGGGAGGCGATGTTTTCTTAAAAGGAGAATTAGTTCCAATAACAGGTGCAACAGTCACTATAACTGCTACTTCATATAATCAACATTTACTTGTAGCAAGAGGCGGTACTGTAGTTTTGATTCAAGGAACTGCTTCTGATGTAGTGCCTTCTTTTGCTGATGGAGATGTAATTATAGCCCTTCTAAAATATACAGGTAGCAACCCTATGCAAATACAATATTTGACTTTTAATCAAACTTCTAAATCTTTAAGCGTAGGGCATATCGCAAATGGAGAATATGTAGAATCGGGAAAAATTACAGGAGATTCTAACAGTTTAGATATTGTTTCTACTCCGACTAATGCAGATATTAACATCACACCAAACGGAAACGGTAAAATTGTCCTTGATGGATTGAATTGGCCTATTGCTGACGGAAATGCGGCTCAAGTCTTAACAACAGATGGCAATAATGGTCTATTTTTCAGCACTATTAGTTCTAACTCTATTACTGATGCTGATGGAGATACAAAGATACAGGTTGAGGAATCTGCTGATGAAGATAAAATTCGTTTTGATACTGCTAACAATGAAAGAATGATTATTGATAATGTTGGAAATGTAGGAATAGGAACATCTACTCCTGCCTTTGCATTAGATGTAGCAAATGGAGGACTTAGGACTTCTGCTAATATTGTAAGTTTAACAGATATTTCAGCAAATAATGGAAGTGTTAGTGGAAATGTTATTTCAGCAACAACCACTTTAGGTAATAGTGGTGCAAGAGTTAAAAGTATCTTAAAATCCGCAAGAGTTCAAGGACATGCCGCTTCTACTGTATATGCACATGCAACTATAAGTCAAGCAGTACAACATGGCGGTATGATTGATGCCGCAAAAGAAATATATTATGTTGGTATGAATACTGATGGTGGTGCTTCTCATCAAATGATACAAAGCGGCCCGCTATTTTTTAATGGAATGCCAGTACCAGCCGGTTCAAATAACCCTTCGGATTTTTATACAATAACAGAAGCAAATTACAATGTATTAAACTCCGGTGATGTAGTAAATGGCCATACTTATGTTGCAGAAAGTGTTTTTGGAGGCGGAGCAATATTTGTACCATTAATAGCACCGGAATTAGTATCAAATACAGAAGTAATTATACATAATGTGACAGGGTTTGCATTATATGTTATTGTTATTAATCCTACTTTAGACCCAAGCGTACCTGACTTTATATCAAGAAATAGATTTAATGGAGGTTATCATCATCATACCCAGTTTGCTAATATTACTGGTAATGATAGACTTTTTAATTTAGGAAGGCTATTATTAGGTAATCCTTCTTCTTCTCTTTATAATTTTGCACCTTCTCCGCCCACATTACCTCATTCTAATCCTTACAATAAAGATGCTATGCTAATAAAACCAAGAGAATCAGTAAGGCTAACTGCGATGAAAGCCTCGGCAGGAGAAATAGGTAATGACTTTGAAATAGATTGGCATACTCAACAAGGATTATTAAGTAATGTTGTTGGAGGCCAATATGAAAATTCTCAATGGATGATTACTTCTTCTTCTAACGGTACTGATAAAGCACAAATGGTTGAATTATTAGATTCATTTATGCATGTACCCGTTCATTATACCGGAACAACTTTTATTTGCGAAGGAGATAATGAAGTAGTATTGCCTGACAATCCCGAAAATGGTACGCAATTTGCTTTTTTATGTATACAAGGTACGACAACAATTACTTTACCACAAGCGGCAAACTCAGTCACTCAATTTGGACAAAACTTTTTACCACCTGCATTTTTTGAAGCAGGTACAAACCCTGTTTCAAGTATAATTTTAACTGCCGGAGATACCCGTACTTTTGTTGCTTATACATCTCAACAAGGAAGTACGAGGGGCTATCAAGTAATAGGTTGATTAAAATGAATCCATTGTTTCTAATTACTAAAGGCATTAAAGCCAAAAAGAAAAGATTAGCAGGTGGCGGTGGTGGCGGTGGTATTTCTGCTGGAACTAAATTAATTGGAGATACAAGTAAACAAGGGCCGATTTCAAATCATTCTCATTTACGATTACATATAGAAGATACGACCAACGGACAATTCTATGCAGACCCAATTAGCGGTTCTTTAATTATAGGTAATCGTGTTAGTGATTTTGTTGCTATTGCTAATTCTGTTGTTGGAGTTTCTACTGTATTAACTAACGGTACTGCTACATTAAGTGCTGGTAATGCATATGAAATAGCACCGGAGGCTTATTACAGTGGCCATAGTTCAGTAAACCCCACAGGAACAGAACAATTAACTGTTTCAGTAATACAAGATACTGCTAATAATGTATCAAATGGCCATATTGGTATTAATGGAATTAATATTGCTGGCGGTGTAACTTTTAATTTAACTCAACCATATAGGTCGGCTTTTAATATAGGTCGTATAGAAATTAGTCCAAGTGCTTCGGCAGGTACTCTTATTTTTAAATTACACATAGCAGGAGGAACAACAGATACAGATGCTAATGTACTTGCTGGAAATGCGGCAACTTCCGATAGTTATTATTTAAGAGTGATTTTAAGTTGAGAAACATGATTTACTTAATATTAGCATTTATTATTAGTTTTATTTTTGGCTATTTTACTATGTCATTATTATTAAAAGATAGTGAAAAGGTCGGAATTATTTTTGTTCAAGAAAATGATTTTGATTTACCCGAACAAAATTCAAAATAAGCGAACAAAAAATCGTGATTTTTAAAAAACCAAAAAAAAAAATGAGAGAGGCCGAAGCCCCCCTCATTTAGTTTTATCCGACCATATTCCATTACAAGCCCTGCATTCCCACAATTTTACTTGTTCGGGCGAACCTACATAAAAGCCTAATAGCCTTCTCGCCACTGTTTTTTCGCCACAGTAGCGGCATTCTTGTTTTAAACTCATACAATCACTTGTTTTTGTTTTCTTCGCTCATCAAACGCTTCATATATTCTTCAACGCTTTCATCGGTGATATTAGTTCCACCGAAAGCGGCAAAGAAAAGAAGCATAAGAATTACGACGAAAACAAACAAGCCGAACCATTCCCAACCAGTCATTACCAATCAACCTCCATTTCTTTATGTTCTCCCTTTTCCATAGAAAAGCCTTTAACTAATCCATTATCTTGTCCATATTTCCAAAGGTCATAGACTAATTGTGTATCTTTCATGCAATACTCAACAACTTCATCATATTGACCCATTTTCCATAACTTAGGAGCATCTGCACTATCCATTAGTTTTGCATCATTCATAGTGCATTTAACTAAATTCTTTAATTGAAATCTTTCTTTATGTTCTTTCATTAAGATGCGACTTGTATCTATAAACTTCTCTTCCTTTAAATACTTATTAATACAATAAATATCCATAGAGTCTCTCAATATAGGTAAATCAAAAGCCTTAATGTTATGTCCTAAGAGGACTCCGCCTTTTTGTAAATGCTCATCTAAATCATATTTTAGTTCGGATAATGGTTTAATAATATGACCGGACTTAGCAAAACTATCCATTTTCTCATCAACATAGACTTTTCCAATTTTACCATCCCAAGTAGCAACAGTAGATACTTGGAACATATGAGTATTACCAAAACCGCCTATGTCAAAAGACATATTTTTAGTTTCTAAGTCAATAGCCAATACTGACATACTTATTCACCAGCATTAGACCAAAGTTTGCTAATCTTTTCCTCTTCTTTATTTACTTTAGGTTTTTCATCTATGTCAGTTCTTCTTTTTAAGAAACAAACTATCTGTTTATTAGCCACAATTAGTTGAGAACAACATTCCCAACCATCGTCTCCATAAGTATTTAATGTGTCAATTATTACTTTTGGCCCTTTTTCTACTTGAAAAACTAAATATGTATTTTCCCATTTCATTCATCATCACCTTTTATCATTCTAATATATGTTGTTCTGCCTTCCTTCTTTTCTGCAAACTTATGTCTAATAACTTCATAATATCTGTAAATCTGCGCCCTTGACTTCTTTGCTTTGGTCTTGACTTCGGTTAAGAGGTTGGTCTTATTCACGAATCCCTCATCATCTTTATTTAACTTATCGTAGATTTCGACGAAAATCGGCTCTAAATTGTTTTCTGCGATGCTTCGCTTCTTCTGTCTCATGGTTCTTTCAAGCCAATCAACTAATGTCATGTAGCATTGTTTGATAATAGTTGCGGCTTGACGCACATTATGTCCTGTCACTTTGAATCTATCTTCTTCATTGTTAATAGATGGTGCGGAAGCAACGCTACAAAGAACAGACATTTTATACAATATCTTCATCAATCGAGTAGTAAAGTTTCCTGCAATAACCGCAACATCTTCTCTTGCATCTTGCATGATTTTTCTTAATGTTTCATATTCTAATGTTAGAACTTGGTTAAAGTCCGGAGTAAATGTCATTGTTTCAAGGGAGTTCTTATTCGCATCTTCCCATCTTTTCTTAGTCATGTTGTAAATAGTCATTAAAGCCTCAACATATCTATCAATCGGTGCATTTACTTCTTCTATTGTTCCTGCTTTTGCTATTTGCTCAAGTCTCATTTTATGTTGAATAAATTCGGGAACTTCCCAACAATAAACAAGCATTCTTTGTAATACTCCTTTTTCAGCCATTACTTGATTAAGATTACTTGGAGGGTAAGTCATAGCAATTACTGAACGCTCACAAAAACATTCCATAACCATGCCACCAAAAGAAGTTAATGCTTTTGATATTATCCAAGAATTACCCGATAATGAGTTCATTAAAGTGTTTAGATAAACAATTGAATTTTCTTTATGTTGAGTTTGTTTAAAGATACCGGAGTATTCAAATTCATCCCAATGGGCTAAACCGTTTCCTTCTAAAACGCCCGGATTTCTTTCATATTCAACTTCTCCATCATCATCTTGTTCTTTAGTAAAACCACCAATTAAAACAGAATCGGTATAATCAGTAATACCAAAAGTATCAAAGATTCTATTCATAGGTATATTGTTTTCATTTAAATATGGTGGGTGTGCGTTTTGTGTGTTTATTCTCTTAAATACTCTATTAGCAACAGGGCCAACAAAATTCCATAGAGTTGATTTACCCGTTCCTGAAGTTTGAATCCAACAAAAGTGTATTCTTGTATCTTCATGGTTTCTTCCGTTAGGAATAGTAATAAAATCTTTACAAATCTGTCCTAAGATAGTAAAGAAACTTATTGCGGCAGGTATCTCATTATAGTGCGATACTTCAATTGCTGATTTTTGAAAGTCTCTAACGACTCTCGGTAGGGCTTCACTGAAAACACCTGCATTAGTTTCAAGCATTTCCATATATTCGTCTTCATTATATTCTTCATTCATATTTTCACCTTCTCTTCCGAGTTTAATGTGGAGAGTATTCTTTTGGCTAAGGTTTCCCCAATACCTTCAATTGCTTGCAGTTCAAAAACTGAACATTCACCAATTTCCATAATAGAGCCGAATTGCTTTATTAGTTCTTTTGCTTTTTTTACTGATATTCCTTTAATACTTGTTAATAAATCTAATCTTAAATCATCTGTTGTTATTCTTTTAAATACTTGTGGTGCTATTGTTTCTCTTGTTCTTGGTTTCATTTTACTTACTGCTGTTATTATTGATGCCGCTTCTTCTTCTGTTTTTACCCAAAAGGGCTTTATGTCTGTGTCTAATACTATTCTCCCTAATGCTCCAAGAAACTTATTGTTTAACATCACGCTTCTTGCGGCTACGGGTAATTTACTGCTGGAATGTTCAATTATATTTAGTATGGCCTCGTCAAGAGAGCCATAGATGATTACTACATTAGTTTGGTAATGTCTATCCATGTTATCAAGTTGAGTCCAAAGCCTCTTTGACATTACAGACCCGATGAAATCAATAGTGGATTTTGCTTCAAAGCAAACATCATCATAAACATAGTCGCCTATCTCAATCCATTTTTTCTCATGTGGAATGAATAGGGCTTTTGCTTTTTTCATTACTAAATCGGCTAATTTAGACTTTTCTCTTGAATCAATTATTAGCATTTGAATACCTCCAACATTTCCCAACACAAAACCCATCACTAATCAGTTTATCACAATGAGGGGTATTATAATTATTATATACAGTAAATTTAGAATGCTTGATAGTTTCGCTTTTATCCCAATCCAACCATACTGAATCGGATTCAGCAAACACTCTTTCTAATTCTTCAACTACTAATTTATGCACTTGTGTTTTATCTGCTTGATTTACTAAATCAGTATAGCCTGATAATAAATCTCGATACCAAGATACCAAATAGGCTCTTGCTAAATGCGTTGGATTTTCTACCATAACGGCATTATGCAAACAAGGCAACATAGGCAAATTACCAACTGTTGAAGGCACAGAAATCGAGCCTTCCATAGCCTCGATAGGGGGTGCTTCGGGGAAAACTACCTCTTTTTTCCCGCTTTTTTTGAACGGTAAAAGGCGTGGCTCAAGAGCCATTGTTAGTATTTCTTCAATATCTAATCTTAAGTCATTAATTGTTAAGGGTATGCAATACCGAGCATTTCCTTTACCATCGGAAGAGGACATATTAACAGTATTAGGAACTCTTCTCAATCTTGTTTTCTGTCCAACTCTTTCATCTAATGAATTTTTCTTACCGACTTTTAAATCCAGCAATTGTTTTATTTCTCTAAAAAATGTTTGAACATTTCTCATATTTTTTGTTGTCTTACCAAATAAAAATAAATGAAATCCACGACCTGAAAAAAACAAGGTATGTAAATAATTATTTTCAATAACCATTTCCATCACAACCTTAACATCTCTCCACGCCATATCTAAATTATCTTCATGAGCATCAAAATCTAAAAAGATTCTATCAATAATTACACTATCCTCAACAGGCATAGTTTCTGTAAAATGTTCAAAATCATAAACGGTAGTATATACATTAGTTCGGTTGTTATGAGATTTAACAAACTCAAAGTATTCATTCTTTGTTGTCATCTTTTTTCTTTTCATTTGCGGAGCGTTTTTTACTTGACTCCCCGCCCAAACCATTCTCGGAAACTTCATTGTTATTACCTCCAAAATTAACTGTTGCAGTATTAAGCATCTGTTTAATTACTTCCGCTACATCTGCTTGTATTTGTATTAATCCAATATCTCTAAACATATCTTCGTAGGTTCTTCCTACCATATTTTCATTTATTCTAATATCTCTAATCAATTCAAATCTTTCTTGAAGTGATAATTCAATATAAATATCATTGGCTAAAGCACCAATAGAATTTGCTAAATCGCTAACTTCAACAAAAGACCATTGTTTAGATAAAACTTTTTTCTTAATTAGTTCTTTCATTCTTTCCTCTCCTTTATTGGAATATTCCATGTTTCTAATTGTTCATATGCTTGTAGTCTGCTTTGTTTTAATGAATTAGCCATTTGTATAACTGATGCTATTATAGAACAAACTCCCTCATGGGCTTCACGGTCTAATCCTCTAAGTAATATTCTACTTGCAGTAACATAATCATTACAGTCTCTACATACTCTATCTTCAAAATTCTCAAGAAGAGGTTGAGGATTATTACTTTCAAATTCTATCATTTTTTCATTACATAATTTACATTCTATTACATTAGTATTCATTTTATCAACCCCATGTATCTTCTTGTGCCGCAGGACAAATACCAAAATAAGAGCATGAAGAACACATCTTGTAAAAGAAAGTTGGTGTAAATTCTTTTATTTCATATGCTTTTATCAGTTTAGCAATATTTAATTTAACAGAAGACATAGACCTTTTCTTTACTTCTTCAACTGTAATATGATTAGCCGCAGGATAATACCAACCCCAATGAGTGACCTTCATATCTTTGTTTAAACCATGTTTAGCCAAAACTTCTTCACTACAATTCTCTATCATTAGTTGATAAAAAGCCATTTCTTGACGCATAGAAGTTGTTTTGTAATCTTTCCAACCTCCTGTTTTATATTCAAAAGGAATTAAATTACCATTCTCTATAAATATTCTATCAATAATACCTTGAAGTCTAACCGTATATGGTCTGTTAAGAGTAAATTCTTGATAATTATTCCATGCTCCGCCTTTATATGGGCCAATTGGAATAACTATTTCTGTATCAAACATTTCTTCATTAACAATAGGAAGAAACTCATGTAGTTTCTCTTCTGATTTTGCTTCAATAAATCGTTGTGCTTCAAATGCCGCTACATTTAGTGTAATGTCAAAATAATCATCAACAGGCATTAGACTTGTGCAATATTCTAAGACTTCACTATTATTCATATTCTCGGCCTTTTTAATATCAAAAACATTAAAGAAATCTTCACGATGATTATGTAATACCGTTCCTTTACGCATGGCTTCGGTTTGGTCTTGTGGCCTTCTCTCAATATAATTAAATTGATACTTTTTAGGACACCAATTAAATGAACCTAAAGAAGATTTACTAATCTTCAATATTGGTTTAGATGGGTCATCAAAATTTTCCCATTCCCATTTATATGTAAAATCCTGCATACTTGCTATTCTTGCTTTATATTTTTCATCTTTATTCAAAACCATTCCTCCAAACTTCTTTGTATTGTTCCCGTTCTTATTGATGTTAAATCCCATGCCATAGCACTAAAAATAGGCTCGGCCTTCTTTATTACCTGCTCGGCATAGTGCTTGAGGTCGGGATTACAACCCTCAAACTCCTTCGCAGTTGTGCATGATACATACTCAACTACTTTTCTTTCCTTTGTTAAAGGGTGAATATAATACTCACTATTGTTTAATACTTTCATAAAGATATAGGAATCATCAAATTCCGTATCTTTACTCCAAGCATAAATAACTCCTGCGATACCCGAACCTATTGTTGGTTTTTTACCTTTAAGAGTTGTGAATTTCTTTGTATGTGTAGCGCATTTACTACATACAGAATGCTCTAATTCTAAACATTCTTTTAGATGATATTTAGCATTACAATCCGGACATTTAACCATGAGTCTATTAGTTCTCAATCTACTTCTTTTAATAAGAGGCGTTAATCCTAAATTACCATCTAAAACATCTGCATATTTATTATGCAGATATTGGACTATTTGTGCCTGTGAATTTTGGTTCACCCACATTTTTAATACATCTGTTTGAACTTCTTTAGCCAACTTAGTTTCACTAACTCTTTTGGCAGTAAATCCGGTCATGCTGAATTTAGGCTCATCAAGCCATTCTCCATCTTCCCAAGATACTAAACCTGCATTTCTGTTTCTAACAGTTCCAACGCCTAATGCTGAAAAATACTTTTCAAACTCCAATACTACGGGGTGTTCATCTAACCCCATAACATTTGGAAAATGTTCTCTTACGCTTTCTTCTATCTCCTTGATAGCCGTCTGCGCTTTTTCAACAGAATCTATTTGAACATAAATAGAATCCGTATGCCCATAAACTACTTTCATAATATCATCTCTTTATGCGAGTAAATAACATTCCAACAGGTTGCTTTGCTGACTTAGCAACTTCTTCTTGTAATTCTTCAATACAATATTTTATCATTCCTAAATCGGGGCTATTCTCTACAATATAATCCAAGTCTCTCTCCAAGCCTCTAATCTTTTGCTCTAAAACTGCTATCTTATTTTTTAGTTCTTTTAATTCTTTATCTTTATTCATACTATCACCGTCATAATTGTTATAATGGTCGCTATGTTCACGATATTTACCATCATTAATATCTTATTTGATTTTGCTATCATAGCCAGCAATTCTTCTAATAATTCATTCGTCTTGTCCATCATCATTTTTATTCACTCCTTGCTCAATATCAATAATGACCGCATTACGCTTTAAATTATTCATCATTTGAAATATCTCCTTTACTTCTTTTAAAGTAATATCCCATGTTTCTTCGGTATCATACGATACCTTTACACTTACAATTTTAGTTCTCATGTTTAATCCTCCTGTAAATCTTTCTTCCTTTAGTTGTTTTAATAGGCTCAACATATTTTTGTCTATTTAAATACCACCCGATAGCGGCATTATCACAAACAAAATTTGTTCCTCTTGTTTCAATTAGTTTTTCTTTTATTGACATAGCGAAAAATTCTTCGCCAATATCAAGGGATAAAACTAATTCATCTATCCATCTTTTAATATGGGTATTCATTTTTTCATCTCCTGTTCTACGGCACATCTTTTACAATGATATTTGCCTTCAAATTGAGGGTTATGTGCTAATGGTTTTTTACATTTAATTCTTTTCATATTTTCATCTCCTTCGCCTTAAACGCTGCTAATCTAATAGCCTCTCTTGCACTTGCTGTTATAGAAGCCGCTAAATTAACATTAGCCCAACCAAATCCTTGAAAGGCAATAATTCCATAAAATGAAGCCATTAAACGCTTTACTGCCATTTGATTATTATACCATTTTTGATACTCGCCACTATCATTAGTGGCTTTCATTCTTTTCTTGTAGTCGTTTCTTAACTCTTTTAGTTCTAATACTGCTCTTGGCAAAAGACCTAATTCATCTGTTTTAAAATACAACATATGTTTCATTTTAACAGGGCTAAAATCTCTCGGTGTTAGAATATTAACTGCAAATTCTGTGGGTTCTTCACTAATAGTTTCCCAACTTATATTGCGAGCAATCATCATTGAAGGATATAGACCTGCAAAATCAAAAGCCGCAACATTAAGATGTAATCCTTGAGTTTGTTCACTTAGAGGGTCA